GGCTGTAAACCATCCAAAGGTAAGAAATATGCACGTCGCGTTAAGGGAAAATGTGTTTCTTATGGCGCAAAAGGCTATAAAATCGCCCCTGGAACCTCAAAAGGTAACTCATATTGCGCAAGATCGTATGGAGATATGAAATCTCACGGAAAAGACTGCTCTGGTAAGGATAGAAGCACACCTTTGTGTCTTTCTCGCAAGAAATGGAAGTGTTCAGGTAAATATTCTCGTAAAGGTAAGTGATATGCTGACTGATGAGCAAATTTTAGCAAAAACGTCGGCAATTTTAGAAAATTTAGACTTAAAATGGCCAATAAACGAAGAAATTAACGAAAAAGTGCTTCGTGAGGTCACTGAAGACGAAATGAGAGTGCTCGAAGACGTTTTAGACGACTTAGATCCAAATAATTTGCCTCTAAACAGCCTTTTTAACGATAAAATGCGAATTATTATACCTTTTCCGACAATGGACAACCAATCGGAACTTGGACAGTTTGTAGAAGAGCTACAGAACAATTTAGAGCTTAATGTAGACTGGAATACAGGAATGGTGTCAGCAGAACGGCAATGGACCTTGAATTCTGTTGAAAATGATGCTAATTTTGCTGCTTCTTTGCTTGATCGTGGTCCAGAGCAAAAAGTAGCAAACAAAAAAATACAAATGAAGCTTGGAAAGTACTTTGTAAAACTTGATAAGGCAATAAAAGACTATCATGAGATGCGAACAATGATTGTCAAAAAAATTCACGGTCATAAAGAGCACGGAAACATGTATAATGCAATGACACGCCTTACAGTTGGTGAAATTCAAGATACATTGGGCGAAGATATTAAACATTGGCATCGAATTTTAAATACGCTTGAGTTGTTGATGGGCACTTCAAGTATGGGAAGAATATCTAAATATTTTCCTTCTTATGAAGAGCGAACAGAAAAAAACATGGGCAGCAGAATTCCAATCTTAGCCAAATACTGGCAAGAAAACGCTGGATACATCAAACAAAACATCGATGACCTTACAAATGACAAGTATTCTATTATTATAACTCGTCATCCAGTCGATGTTCTTAGAATGAGCGATTTTGATAAAATTACATCGTGTCATTCTCCATCAAGTCGCACAAATGCTTATCAATCTTATTACAAGTGTGCTGTAGCTGAAGCACAGGGCCACGGAGCAGTGGCATACGTGGTAGAAACAGAAGATATTATTAAGTGGAGTGGACGCAGCGATATGTCCATGGAAGAAATAGAAGAAGAAATGCAAGATGATGAAATATTTTATGATGATAAACGCCAATATGCAGGAACTATAGAGCCTATTTCACGCACACGCATTAGACACATGCGTTATTATGATACAGATTCTCCAGCGCGTTATGATGACGGTATAGATATAGGTGTGCCAGAAAATCGCATTTACGGTGCTAGCATTCCTGGATTTAAAGACACAATTGTTAATTGGTCAAGACAAAGTCAAGAAGAAGTAATTGAAAATATACCGAGAGAAGACGGTAAAATTAACTTAAATAGATTTATGATTTTTGGCGGTTCTTATGAGGATACCTCGGGTGCTAGTGGTAGACAGGAGCTTGTATTACAATTAGTTGGACCCAATCAAGACAGTGTAGGCTATGTAAAACAAAATACAGATACTGAAGACACTTTAGACGCTGATTTAATTGGCGATATTGTTCAGCAATACGAAAATTATTGCAGCGGAAGAACAGATTATTGGAACAACCATATGGCAGCATGCGAGGTAGAGTATGGAGTTAATGATGATGGCGATGACGGTGTTTATATCGCCGTAGGAGCAAAAATTCAAATTGAATGGGATGCAAGTGATTGGAATAGTTTGCCAAATGCTGTTAATCGTGCTGTAATGTATTCTCCAGATGTAATTAACGAGATATATGGCGACTTGTTAAAGTCTGATGGTGCTTATTTGCAAAGAAGACGGAATCGCCGCGGCGAAGATTTAATTGTATGGTATTGTGATATAGAGCCAGAACATCCAGATTTGGGTGGTTCAAGATATCTTGCGTTAGATGAAGAGTATGAAGAGTTTTGTGCTGCAGTTGACGTTATTGTAGATGACAAGCGTGACGCATTCAAAGAAATACTTACAAATTATTTTGCACGCGAAGGGTTTATGCAAGGGGGTGAATACATAAACTTTGCTGTAGACGTTGAAAACGGTGAAATTTCTTCATATGAGTGGGACGTAGAAACTGACGGAGATTATGAAGATAGTTATGAAACATACGCATCATATTCATTCGACTATGAACTTGAAAATTTCAAATCATTTAATGAAGATGTTTTAAAAGACATTTTGAATTCTCGCGATTATAAAATTCAGTTACGTCGAAATTTGTTACAACAACCTCAACAAGTTGTGAACACAGATTACTTTTTATCAATGAAAGCTTTTGCAAATAAATATGTTGAAGGAGAACTCAGAGTTACCGTTACCTTCTCAGTAAACCGTGATGAGCCCGATGAGATGGTTACTCTTTTTAGAGAGCTTATAGACGGTGATATGGATGACGAAGACAACCTTACGGTGGTATTCAATAAGACTTTAGCACAAATAGCAACCACAATGAATTCAGGTCAATGGCCAGAACAAGAAAGTCCAGCCACCGCGGGATTAGATGAAAACTTAGTTAAGACTTGGAAGGACTATTTAAGATCATGAAAGTTCTAATTGAAAACTGGAAGCGATTTATTACAGAAGCAAAAAATCTGATTTGCCCGCCTGCAACACAAGACTTAGAACTTAATACCAAAAACAGAGATTCTGCTATTCACGCAGAGCACATACAATATGGACCTCTTAATGTAAGTGAGCCTGGAGATTATTGGGAAAGAATAGCAGAGTATTGGGACACAACTGTTGAGGCAGCAAAGGCTTCAAATTGTGGAAATTGTACTGCTTTTGATATTTCCCCAAGAATGAAAGAATGTATGCCTGGTGAAACATCTGACAATGATGGTGAACTGGGTTATTGTTGGATGCATCATTTTAAATGTCATTCTGCAAGAGCTTGTCGCACTTGGGCCAAGGGAGGTCCAATTAGTGAAGATGAGGTATCAGCAGATTGGCAGGAAAGATCAAATATTGGAGATAAAAATGACTAAACAACAATTAAAATTAATTATTATAGAAGAAATTAACAAATTAATTGAAGAAGACAGTGGATTTTTGTCAAATATATACAAGCTTTGCTCAAAAGATGAAAAATGTAATCCTGAGTCTATAAAAACAAAATGGTGGAAAGGTAAATAAAACATGCTTAAAAATATTACTGAAGAACAATTAAAACAAATTATAGCTGAAGAGTTAAGAAGTGTACTCCTTGAAAAATGCTGGCCTGGATATGAAAAAAAAGGTATGAAAACCATGTTTGGAAAACGCTACCCAAACTGTGTTAAGAAATCTAAAAAGAAAAAACGTAAGAGCAAAAAGAACGAAGAAGCTAATCCGCGGGTTCCACGCAAAAAAGGGCAGCCTGCCAAAAGTAAGAAACATTCTGATTTATATACCGATGAAGATCCAAAGGGTACTATTCACGGTCTTGGATATAAAGATGAGGCTACTGCACGTGCTAGTGTAACAAAAATACGTAACAGTAGTCGTTCACACGCTCACAAAACACAAGCGGCAATCGCGATGGAACAAAGAGCAAAGGCAGCTGGTAAATCAAAAGAAGCTGCTATATTTCGTAAGTTTATAGAGCAGCAAAAGAAAAAAACAAAAGCAAAAAACAAAAAGAAATAAACTTATAGTGTAACTTGCCCACTAACTACTTTAGGAGGTAAGTTAAAATGTTAAAATATATAATGTTTTTTGGATTAGTAGGCTGTGGCGCAGCTGAACTTAAGACTAATGGATTAGATACTGCGCAAGCTGTGGTTGAAGAAGAAATACCCGAACAGTTTGGTATTATTAATACTGATGATTGTGATCAAAAGGATGTTGGGTCAAGTGTTTGCAACATGGTGTTTTACGATCAAAATATGGACGTATGGCAGTTGTACAAACATGAAGGCAAAGTTATTGTGCTTGATTTTTCAGCTGTTTGGTGCGGACCATGTCAGTGGGCTGGTCGATATATACAAGGTATTCAAAGCGATTACGGCGATAAATTACAATTTGTAACCGTACTAGTTGATGGTGCTACAGGACAGCCACCGACAGAAGAAGAAATTAATCAGTGGGTTAGTGATCATCAAATAACAACAGCACCAGTGTTATATGCTGACAGAAGTGTTTTAGATGGAACAGGAGAAACTGGCTATCTTGTTGGAGGATTTCCAACATATGTGTTTATTGATAAAGAATTAAAAATACACAGTGGTGTTGTGGGTTTTGACGAAGCGTATGTCAGATCTGTTATTGACGAACTGTTATAAGTGTGTTATAATAAAACAAACTATTTAATGTAGTATGAAACTTCTACTTGAAAATTGGCGCAATTACGTTATACTTGAAAATATAGAAACAGCAACTCGTTTGTCAGTTTTTGATTTTGATGAAACAATAGCTTTTTCTGAAGGTCATATTAATGCCATTGACAAACGAACTGGTCAAGAGTTTAAAATTCGCACACAAAAAAAGTACGATCAATTAAAAGCTGATGGTAATTATGAGTTTGATTTTTCGCCGCTTGATCAAGTACATAATGCAGTTGAAAACCCCAGCGTTACATCAATCTTAAGAGATCGTTTAGCGGATCCTAATACGCAGGTAATGGTTTTGACTGCTAGGGCGCCTGTTTCAATTGATGATATTCACAGAGTTCTGCAAACGTTTGATGAACCTATCGAGACCAGAGATATTATTATGATTGGTAACGAGGGCGGTAATAAAGGTGAATACATTAGAGATGTTATCCTCTCAAAGTATGACAACATTAGAGAAATAGAGTTTTATGATGATTCTGAAAACAATATTGTTGACATGAAAGCAGTAAAAAACGAAACATCTGAAACAGGTCGTATAGAAAACTTTGACATTTATAAAGTGGTCGAAGGAATTCCTGAGAAAGTACTTTGAAACAACTAATTATATCGTGGAGGTTCTACGATGTCTAATAACAATGGTTGGGAAACTTATTCAAAATTAGTGTTGCAGCAGCTTGAAACTATGGCTAATGGCATTGAAGCATTACGTACAGAGCTTCAAGATATGAAGGGCCAGTTAACTGAATTGAAAGCCCGCGAAGACAGAGTTCAAGACATAAAAGCATGGAAAGAAAAAATGGATGATGTTGCTTCACCTCCGCAACTTAAATCAGCCATGGAAGATATTGAGCAACTTAAAGAATTCAAAACAAAAGCTGTTACTATGTTTATGGTTGTACAATCTATTATGGGTGTTGCCATGGCGTGGGCGCTTGATATTTTTTAACAAATAAACAAAAGTTATTTATTGTTTTATTGCCAAAATGTGTTATATTTAACTCGGTGTTTTTTTTTGAAATTTTAACCATGTAGTTATTATATGGCATCAAACAAAAAACTTAGTGAAATTATAAAAAAAATAACTGATCAATTATCTGGAGACATTAAAGATAGTGATGATGATTTGATACCACATTTTACAATAACTGGTGAAGGTGAAAGTTATTTTTTTAGTTATCTTGATAGATGTTTTATAAAAATTACCAGAGGATTACAAGTTTACCTTGTGGCTGAAAATTTTGATACTAGTGGTAGAAGTCTTGTGTATACATTTTCTCACGAATTAATTTTAATTGACCCAGATGAATTACAATATATTGGATTTAATTAATGTTGTTTGAATTTGACACTATTTGGAAATCAATTAGTATTTTATTTTTTACTTGGATAGTGTATGCTATATGGGGATTTGAATTTACAGTAATTACATTATTAGCACTTATTTTAGCTAAAAACAAATAACATTGTTCTACTTATGGTAGGATGGCAAAAAATAAAAGGAAATATTATGTTTCCAATAATGGAACTGTAGAATCTTTAGGAAGAAAAGCTTTTCTTGTTTATTGGAATGAAGAAAATAAAAGAATTTCCACGTCTGCTGGACCGTATAATGATTATAAAGATGCGGAACAGATTATGATTAAGCACCTAATTAATGGAGTTTGCTCATGGATAGTTTCTTATAATGGATGAAAAAAACGCATTTGGCGAATTACATTTAAAATTATTTAAAATAGGTGATATTGTTGAGTGGTCTTCTTGGTGTGATTATGAAGAAAAATGGATTCAAAATTATGGTGTAATAACTGAATTAAAAAATGAGTTAAGGCACAATAGGTTAGTTTCAATATCCAAAGTTCTACCTGTAAATTCAAACATCGAAGTTGAACATTTTACAATGAGTTTAAGATTGGTTTCTAAATCAAAGGATATAAAAGGTGATAGTTGATCATATAGCTATAAAAGTTTCTGATTTAAATAAAGCAGAAGAATGGTATGTCGAGCATTTAAGTGCTTTTGTAACATTCAGAGATGAAAAATACATTAGATTAAAAGTAAGCAATACAAACATTGCACTAATTGACGAAAAGCATTATCCATGGGCTCATACAGCACTTTTAGTGGATAATTATGAAGATTTACCAGTTGATAAAGGAAAAACTATTGAACATCGCGATGGAACTGTAGGAGTTTATGTCAAAGACCCGTTTGGTAACTATTTAGAGTATATCTGGTATTCTCCCGAAGCGCGCAAGGTTTTTATAAATGATTGAAATTATTTCACCAATGATAAAACAATTTTTACCATTTGCACAAAAACGAATGGGTTTTTCTCAGCCACCTAAATTATTTTTACGTGGCGACGACAAAAATGCGCAGAATCCACTCGGTAAGACTGCCTATTATGATCCAGGACAAAAAAGCATCACTGTATACATTACTGGTAGACACCCAAAAGATGTAATGCGCTCTATTTCGCATGAATTAGTACACCATGCGCAAAATTGTCGTGGAGAATTTGATAAACCACACCAAATGGGTGATGGTTATGCTCAAAATGATAAGCATATGCGTGAAATGGAACGTGAAGCTTATGAAATTGGAAATATGTGCTTCCGAGATTGGGAGGACGGACTAAAAAACACTATTTATTTAGAACATCTACAAAAAGGAGATAAAAAGATGTCAACAAAAGATTGGAAAAACAAAGAAATTGGCCAGCTTCTTTCGGAAGCATGGGGCTTTAAATTTAACTCTCTTGAAGAGTTTAACGAGTTTAACGGTGAAGGCGAACTTCAAGCCGAAGCTGAACACGATGATGAACTTGATGAAGGTCGTGGTAAAAAGAAAAAAATGGAAGAAGCCGATGATGACTTAGATGAAGGCCGCGGCAAGAAAAAGAAAATGGAAGAATCCGATGACGACTTAGATGAAGGTCGCGGTGGAAAAGCTATGAATCGCGACGAAGATGAAGTTAAAGAAATGAAAGAAGAGGAAGAACTTGAAGAAGGTGGCGCAGCACAACGCAAAGGTGATCCTAGAGTTCGACGTCAAGATCCTGACAGACTTCGCGAAGAAGAAGAGCTTGAAGAAGAAGCTAAGCCAGATTACATTGATTTAGATAAAGATGGTGACAAAGAAGAATCAATGAAGAAAGCTGCTCAAGATGCTAAAGGCAAAAAAAATAAGAAGCCAACCAAGGAACAAATTGAAGCACTCGTAAAGAAAGCTTTACAAGAGGCACTGCAAAAACGCAAAGGATAATGGTAATATGACAGGGGAATATAAAAGTTGAGCTTAAAAAGCTTAGAAATAAATTTATAAAGAGCCTGTTATTAACAACAATAACGGAAGGAACAAGTATGTCATTAGATTCACAATGGAGAGATTTTTTATTAAACGAAGAACTGGATGAGAGGTCAATCTTTACCTATATCCAAGGTCTCCAAGAAATAATTTCCAATCTCAGACCTCGAACAGTCTCGGAAAAAAGAAGACTCCAGCTTGCAAAGCAACACATTCGCGAAGTGCGAAAGTATGCACGCAGAATTATGAATGAAAACATGGACCTTCATGAAAAGTTACAATTGTTGGAAGAAAATAAGGGAGATGAATAATGGGCGGTGTCGCAGGGCACATGGCCCATCTCTCAGAAGATACTGATTTAACGTTTAACGAAATTGTCAGTGTCCTTACCAAAGTCGCAAGTGCAGACATTAAAAACGCAACTGAAAAGGTTGATGGTCAAAACTTATTTTTAAGCGTTGATGGTTCAGGCGAAATTAGAACAGCCCGAAATAATGGTGATATTAAGAAAGGTGGTATGTCTACCGACGAATATATCAGCAAGTGGAAGGGGCACCCAGCAGAAAATGCCTTTACAAACGGTTTTAAGGCCGTTTCAGCGGCTTTAAGGAAACTTTCACCCGATGACCTTAATGCAATTTTTGCAGACGGCAGACGGTACGTAAACATGGAAATCATGTACCCTAAAAATCCTAATATTATTTTGTACTCTGCACCAAATATTGTTTTACATGGACTCCAAGACTTTGGGGAAGAAGATGAAACGCCAGAAATGCGACAAGCAACAAAGCAAAAGTTTAGTAAACTTGCTAGTTTGATTGACGGCGCATCTGAAACTGTTGGTGAAGAAGAGTGGTCAGTAAATGGACCTAAATTAGTTGCTCTTAAAAAGTTAGCTGATGGTTCTGCTCTTGATGAAGTAACACAACAAATTGAAAGGTTTGCTGCCCCAGTCGGCATGGATGCCACTGTTGGAGATTACGTAAAATTAGTAGTTGATAAATATGCTGACCAAGTTGGGCTTCCATCCGAAATTACAGAAAAGTTAGTTATGCTTATGTTGGAGCCAGAACAAGCTAAAAAGCAGGGGATAACTGTTGTTAATCTCAAAAAGGGTTTACCAAAAGAACAACAATCAGTTGTTTCAAAATTAGGAGCCAAAACAAACTCTAGAAAATATATTGCATCTGTCTTGAAGCCACTCGAAAATGCAATTAGTGATTTTGCTATTGAAGTATTACGTGGTGTAAAAAGCTATTTTGTTGATGATAACGATCAAGAGGTGGCGCGTATGCGAGCAGAACTTGAAAAGTCAATTGCATATTTAAAAGACCTTCAATCTTCTGGTGATGTAAAGGCAGGCGAGTTAATTGATAAGCAGCTTTCTAAATTAGGAAAAATTGAAAACCTTGCATCATCTATGGAAGGTATTGTATTTGAATATCCACCAGGCTCTGACAAAATTTATAAACTAACTGGCGCGTTTGCCATGGCTAATCAGCTTATTGGTCGTGCACGTCGTTCTGGCATGCAAGAAGAAATGGAAATGATGGATGATGCTGAAATGGAAATGGACATAGCTTCAGACGAATTAGATGATCCAGTTATTGATGCGGACTTTCCAAAAACTATTGCTGTTGTTCCAGGTGCGTTTAAACCGCCTCACAAGGGGCATCTAGACATGGTGCAAAAATACGCAGACTTAGCAGATGAAGTTATTGTTTTAATATCTAAACCAACTAAAGGTGGAAGAAAATTACCAAATGGTCGCGAGATAACTGCTGAAGATTCGGAGGCAATATGGAAAGTTTTAGCTGCTCCCTTAAGCAACGTTGATGTTAAAATTTCTACGCATGCATCACCTATCAATGCAGCATATGAATTTGTTGGTGAAGAAGGGCCAATTAATATTGGTGACACTGTTATATTAGGTGCTAGCACAAAAGGCGATGACTGGAAACGCTGGACAGGTGCTGAAAAATATGTCAAAGACGGTGTAAAGCTAATGCCGCCAGAACAATCGGCAGTTTCACCAACAGAACGACCAGATGGAACACCATTTAGTGCAACAGATTTTCGTAATGCTCTTGGTAATCCAGAAAATAGTGTTGAAATAGCTGAATTTGTTGGCGAAGAAAACGTTGATAATGTTTTATCAATTCTTGGACTTAAAAGCAAAGTAGATGAAATGTCTACCGCTGTTGGCATGGTGGGGGCTGCAGCCCCTTTGGCATCTGGGTCGGGTAGGCCCAAGAAAAAACGTACCAGAAGAAATGAAAATATAGCTATCGCTAATGAAGTATTGAAACTAATTAAAGAAAGAGGCATTTTAAGATGAACCAAGAAGAAAAAGTACTTAGACAAAGTATACGACAATTAATACGTCATGTCAAGCAAAAAAAACTCAATGAAGAAAGTCAATTTAAGTCATTGTTAAGTAAATTAATGGAGCATGAATTAAAGGAAATGCTTTCTGAGGCGACAACACCCGATGTTGATCCTGCCCCCAATAAATCAACAGGTATTAATGTTCTCGAAGAACTTCTTAAAAAGATTGTACCAGTTTTAGAAACAGATTACAAGTCCCTTACCACTAGTGATGAGCAACGTCAATCGTTTAGGGCCCACATTAGTAATGCAATTATTCAAACTTTAACACCTGCAAAAGCAAACAACCAAGCTGGTGAAGAAGAAGCTGGTGATTTACAAGAAATAGAGTTAGATATTGAAGAAGACGTTGCAGTAAACATTGGTGACGAAAACCCAGATGCTGATAAATTTATTGACATTAGAACAGATGCTGAAAAAGCAGCTGAAGAGCCAGAAGAAGAAGATCCCAAAGATTCATTTGGTGCTGATATTGGTGGTGATGAAACTGGTAGAAACATGGCTTATCAGTGTTTTAAGAAAATAGAAAACAATATTATCGATTCATATGAATTATTAGCTAATCCTGAAGATCAAGAATTGTTTTTTGACTATTTGCTCGCAAATGTTAAAATGTACTTCGATAAATTCGAAAAAGAATTAGATCCCAATGCATCAGAGCCAACAAATCAGGCATATGATCAAGCAAAACAACAAGATACAACCACAAATGAACCTGAAGGTGGTGGTGATTTTGACCTCGAAATTTAAATTTTTTAAAAAAAAGTACTTGACAAGATTTTTAAAATCGTTATACTTTAATTGTGTTGGTTGTGATAGTTTATGAAAGCTAATACTAACAAATCAACTAGTTTAAATACTAGTATAATAACTAACTTAAAAGATCAAGGTTTACTTACTGATCAAACGTTAGTTAATATTAATGCTATTAGTTTGGAAGATCTAATAGCTGTAAAATTAGAACTTGCATGCAATCACATAAATAATAGATTGTATGGATTTGATATATGGCGTAACTCAGTATATATTGTAAAAGACGCCCTACTTAAATTTGCAATTTCAACTACTAAATCTAAAAAAGATGCTGCCAGGTTTCTTGGACTTACGTATGCTGATTTTAGATTAGCTTGCAAAAAATTTAAAATTGATATTTGACATATGAAAGTAAAGCCAGTATACTATGGTAACGTGGGGCACCATGCCTATTAATGTGCCTCCGAAGCGTGGAGTTTAAAACAAACAAAACTATAGGATAGCAGGCAGGGAGCAAGAGAACTGCACTGGCTTTTTAATTTAGGAGGGAACATGTGGAGAGTTTACAAATGGGATGGACACTATATTATGGGTGAATTAGTCTCAAAACATTCTTCAGAAGCTGCAGCGTTAAAAGCTGCAAAGAAAAGTGTAAAATTTAAAACCACCGAAAAAGTAAAAAAAGGTAAAGAAACTTTTATTTGGCTAGATGCCGAAAATTCAGAACCTTTAGGAGTTATAGTTAAAAAATCTCGGGGATGATATGGATTCGACAGGGTAATGAAGAGGAATAGTGCAAGCAGGTTAGATAC